AGATTGAATACTATCTAGGCTATCTGATGATTGGTACCAACAAAGGCGTTCGCGCTGCATCTATTAGCGAGCAAGATGGTTCAATCAATTACGGACCACTAATCATTGAAGAATCTAACGGAGTTTACGACTTTGCTTTTAGAGATAGGTTTGTCTGGGCTACTGGTTCAGTTGGTGGCTTTGCTGGGTTATACCGCATTGATTTAAGTAATCAACTTGAACCTTTGCGCTTTGCTTATGCAACCGATGCATATCTTGATACTATTACTGGATACGCTACAAGCGTAGACTTTGTTGGTAACACCGACCAAATTGCATTTACAACATCTGGAAGCAATGGTATTGCTATCCAATCAGCAACAGTATTAGCATCCACAGGATATCTAACTACTGGTAACATTCGTTATGGAACACTAGAGCCTAAAAACTATAAGCGTCTTCTTGCACGCGGTGACTTTACCTATGGTTCAGTTATACTTGAGACTGTAGATAAAGACGGCGTTGAGTATGACCACATTACTTATAGCGGTGAAGTTGAACCTGTAGAAGTTACTACAACTCAACCAGAAGTTGCACAAGAATATGTAGCATACAAATTTGTTTTTGCTCGCCATGCTGCTGATACCACCAAAGGTCCAACCTTTAAGGGATACCAGGCAAAGGCTACAATCGCGACACCACGCCAACGCGTTATTCAATTTTACGTTTATAACATGGACACCGAAACAGACCGATACAATGTAGAGTTTGGCTATAGCGGAAGAGCAATCGACCGACTTGATGCACTTGAAAATATTGAGCAATCTGGAGATATTGTTACTTGGCAAGACCTAAACACACAAGAGACTCGCCGAGTGCAAATCGAAAGTATTCAATACATCAGAGTTACCCCACCAGATAAAGAATCTACTGGTGATGGTGGCATTCTACAAATAACGGTTAGGACAGTATAATGACTTCTGCTAATTGGGCTTCGCTTATCGTTGCCATAATTGCTATCGTAACAGCATTCGCTGGGTCGGTGAGATGGCTTGTTAAGCACTACTTGTATGAGTTGAAACCCAATTCAGGAACTTCACTAAAAGACTCTGTCATTAGATTAGAAGAAAAAGTAGAAATTCTATATCAAATTTTAATAACGAAAGACAAGTGATGAATGAAACCTGTAGTCAAGAAAGCCACGCCTGCTGCAATTGCTGTTCTCCGTCAAGCGACGGCTATCAGACCAAAGCGCAAGAAAGCCTCAGATGGGCTCCTGCCTTCTGCTGCTCATCTGAAAGCAAGTCCTGACTCAGACCACAATACTGGTCTTGCAGTAGACTTAACTCATGACCCTGTTGATGGGATAGACTGCCGTGAAATCTTTGAAAAATTAAAAGATGATAAGCGTGTTAAGTATTTAATTTTTAACGGAAAGATTTGGTCAGAAGAAAAGGGCGAAAGAAACTATACTGGTTCTAATAAGCACGAAAAACATTTGCATATCTCAATTGAGGATAACAAAGGAAACGATACTTCCCCTTGGTTCCCTTGGCTAGATAAGCCTGTGTTTAAGACCGCTGATGCAGCACGTGCAGCAGTATCACGCCTAAAACCACTACCTAAGAAGAAAGAGAACAAATGAAAAACCTATTTACTCTCAGCGAGAAAGATATCGCAGCAGTAAAGTCCTATCTTCGTGCTCTATTGGCAGCAGGAATTACTATGGGTATCGCCCTATTGACAGACCTACGCCCTGAGTACGCTGTTCTAATCGGTGCTCTAGCCGCTCCTCTGGCCAAATGGGCAGATAAGAACGAAAAAGAATACGGACGCGGGTCTAAATAACCCCATTTTAGGGGCCTAGAAGCCCCATACAGACAAGAAAACCCCCTTACCCTAGGTAATCCCTAAGGAGAGGGGGTCTTTTGTCGTTTCTAAGCGTTAATCCTCATCATCAAACTCGTAATCTTCTAACTCTTGCCATAGAAGTTCCATATTTTTGTGATGCTCTCGATGTCGCCACTCTTCGATGGCTGTTGTAATAATGTTAACCGAGAATAAACCTGCCGATGCTCCAAAAAACACAGCCCAAAATGTATTTGACATAGTACTCCTTAGATATTATAATAATATATTATTATATAAGGCCGAAGGCCTATATATAATTTCTTACAAAATTAATTATACACAGACAAAACCAATCTGTCAAATACTTATAACTATTTGACGCAGAACCCAATTGTGAGTTATACTCCAATTATGTCAATTGAACTCGAAGAATATACCTTACCTGAGCATATGTCCTATTCGGCATTCTCAACATACCTAACGTGTGGTTACCAATACTATCTTGGTAGACTGCTTGGAAAAGAAGAATCTCCATCCGTATGGTCAGTCGGAGGCTCTGCCTTCCACCTTGCCTGTGAAAAATATGACAAGGAGACTCTATGATGCAAGACCCAGCAGTCCAATTATGGGAACAAGCGTGGGATGAGTCTAAAGGTGATATTGACCTAGACAATGCCCGTGTGGGTGGTCGTGCTACTAAGGCTAACCCTAACAAGGAAGACCAAACATTCTGGAAATCCGCTGGACCTAAGTGGGTTCAGGGTTATATTGCTTGGCGTGAACTCAATAAAAACTGGAAGATTTGGGTAGCACCAGATGGCAATCCAGCAATCGAACTTGCTCTAACTCCCGTTGTGGCTGGTGTTCCAGTCAAGATGATTATTGACCGCGTTTTTGACGTTGATGGTCAACTGGTTATCTGCGACCTCAAGACATCTCAGCAGACTCCGTCTAGTACACTCCAACTTGGTTTCTATAAACTAGGGCTTGAACAGACCTTCGGTATAGAAATCAAGTGGGGTAACTACTACATGGCTCGTGGCAACAGCACATCAGAGATGGTAGACTTGTCAGGATACACTTATGACAAGATGGAATACCTAATAAAACAATTTGACATGGCACGCAAGACGGGTGTATTCTTGCCCAACACAAACAACTGTCAGTACATGTGTGGACTCACCGAGTTCTGTCAGTTCTCTACGAAAAAGGACAAATAAATGGCCGAAGACTGGAAGTTACAAGTCAACTACAAGTTGGCAACAGGCGACCTTATTAACATCCGTGCTAATAGCGCAGATGAACTAAGTGTTCTGCTTGAGGGTATCGGAGATTACGCTACTCAAATTCATGCAACTCAAAAACTATTGTCACAGGCGGCTACCTTAGCCCCCCTGTCGACCACCGCTTCCACTACAAGCACAACGCCTCCGCCTACCTCAACTCCGCCCCAGGCTCAGGCTCCATCAGGTATGGTAGCGGCGCCAGTACAGGGTGGTCCAACGTGCCAACATGGCCCTCGCAAGTACAAGTCGGGAATCTCAAGCAAGACGGGGAATCCATACGCGATGTGGGTGTGTCCGATGCCTCAGGGCGCGGACCAATGCAAGCCAGTCAACTAAAACAAGAACTATTTCCATTTTAAGCAACTAGAAAGGGAGACCGATGCGTACTCTAGTACGTTCAGTAGGACGGGCATCTATCGGTGGGGAACCCCTTCCTAGTTGTTTTAAGGCATTTGAAACGAACAAGATTATCATTCGTCGTTCAGAAGTTTCTATGTTTGCTGGTGCTCCAGGAGCAGGTAAATCTACGCTTGCTCTAGCACTTGCACTCAAGACTAATGTGCCAACATTGTACATATCTGCGGATACCAATGCACACACAATGGCTATGCGTTTAGCATCTATGATTTCGGGGAAGAGTCAGTCGGATGTTGAACAGAAACTTAATACTGATGTTGGTTGGACAAAGGCAGTCCTCCAAAAGGGAAGTCATATAGTCTGGTCGTTTGAATCATCGCCTACATTGGAAGATATAGTAGAAGAAGTACAAGCATTTGAAGAACTTTGGGGATGCTCCCCATCAATGATTGTGCTTGATAACTTGATGGACGTAGCCACAGATGGTGGCGAAGAGTTCGCATCTATGCGAGCAATAATGAAGGAGTTGAAATATCTTGCGAGAGCGACCAATGCAGCGATTGTGGTTTTACATCACACTTCGGAAGCAGTTCCTGGCAATCCTTGTCAACCAAGAAGCGCAATCCAGGGAAAAGTTTCCCAGTTACCTGCGCTTATATGTACGCTCGGCACGGTTGGCACATCGATGGGCGTGGCATCAGTCAAGAATCGCTACGGAAGAGCCGACCAAAACGGAACTCTAATGACATGGTTAGCATTTAATCCTGAGTATATGTATGTAGAAGATATTCCAGAGAACGCATGACAACTAGAAAATCCCACAAAGCAAGAGGGGCAACCTTTGAAACTGATATTCGTGATTGGTTCCGTAATCATGGCTACGATGCTGAGCGTCTTGCTCGCGCTGGTGCTAAAGATGAAGGTGATGTTGTTGTTAAGACAGATTTTTTGGGGAGCATCGGCATCATCGAGTGTAAAGCGCCAGGCGCAAGTGGCAAGATTACTCTCCCAGGTTGGACAAGGGAAGCGCAAGTAGAAGCAGACCATTATGCAGAGGCTCGTAACATAGCAAGAAATGCTATTATGCCAGCAGTTATTATTAAAGCAAGAGGTAAGAGCATCGACGATGCCTACTTAGTATTAAGATTAGGGGATGTATTCGGTGATGACTGATGACCTGCCAGATATTGTAGCGGTGTTACGCCACTATGGCGCTAACCTCAACCGCACTACTGGTCAAGTCAACATCAAGTGTCCGTTTCATAACGACTCACATGCAAGTGCAAGTTTCAATACAAAAGAAAACATTTTTAATTGCTTCGCTTGTGGCATGCAAGGCAATAGCATTCAAATAATTGCTAAACAAGAAAGGTGCGATATACGTGAAGCAAAGTCAATCGCAGAAGGAATTACTGGGCAGGGCAACGACCAAATACGCGGCGCATATACATCTGGCGGACGATTACCTCGCAAGTCGGGGAATAACAAAGGAAGTAGCACGGGCATGTCGATTAGGCGTAGTCTCGGAGCCTGAGGTTGGACATGAAGCGTTCCAAGGTCGTCTCTCGATTCCTTACATTACTAAAACTGGTGTTGTTGACTTACGTTTTAGGTCGCTTAATCCAGCGGTGGAACCGAAGTACATGGGAATGACTGGCGCTGAAACAAAGATGTTTAATGTTCTAGATATAGAACGAGCAGGCGATTGGATTGGGGTGTGTGAAGGTGAACTAGATACAGTTACTCTTAGTAAGTGTGTTGGCATCCCTTGCGTTGGAGTTCCTGGTGCAAACTCATGGAAGAAGCATTACACAAGATTACTTGCAGACTTTGAGCGAGTGTTTGTGTTTGCCGATGGCGACCAACCAGGAAAAGAATTTGCTACAAGCCTTGCCAGAGAACTACCCGTTACAATTGTTACCATGCCAGATGGGGAAGATGTTAACTCCGTCTATGTAAAGTTTGGTGCCGATGCAATCAGAGATAAGATGGGGTTGAGTACCGATGCTGAATGAGATACCTAACTGTCCCGAATGTGGACAACCATTTGATAATATTTTTGAGGCAACAGACCATCTACTTGAAGAAGGTGAAGCAGAGTTTAATCCAGAGTTACTATTACCCAATGGGTTTAGTTTAATGATTGGCTCTTTGCTGCGCACCATCTACAAGAGTGCTCAAATACCTGAGAAGGTGGAAGATATAGTCCAAGATACATACGCAACATTATATGCTGCGCAACATGACCCTACTCATATGAAGGACTTCATAGAAGAACTGATTATAAGAGAACAAATGTATGATATCGACGACGAATTAACCGAACTATTAGATAAGAAACCAAACAATGACAACGAAAGCGGAGAGTGAAGAGATATGGCAGATTATAACCCCACTCGTAGAACAAGGTTACAAAGTGATATCCTGCGAGAAGCAAAACCAGATGTTGCAGATAGTAATCGAGGTTCCTCTGCTGACTTTAACAACGACGTAGCAGATGTAACCTCAGATTTGTTTGATTTACTTATCAGAAAACATAAGGATTACGGTCCTAAAAATATTTCTCTAAGTCCTGGCGGTCCACTTAATGGACTGCGAGTACGTATGTGGGATAAACTCGCACGTATCAATAACTTAGTGGATACTGGTGTTAAACCAGAGAACGAAAGCCTTGAGGATTCTTTCAAGGATATGGCAAACTATGCAATCATCGGATTGCTAGTCTTACAAGGAAAGTGGCCGAACGAATGAAGATATTTGGACCATATAAAGGAAGTAAACAGAACGGTGGTCGTCCCATCTACGTTATCAAGCGTAAGAAAAAAGATGGCACTACCGAGACTACGTCTACCAATAAAGCCCGCTTAGAATACAAGAAGGCTACTGGTAAGAAGTTAAAGAGATACCAAGAAGTAGACCATAAAGATAACGGTGGTCGCAAGGGTAGTGATAAGATATCTAACCTGAGAGTTTTATCTAAGAAGAAAAATGTAGGCTTAGAGAACAAGAGACGAGCCAAAAAGAAATGAAAACTATAGTCTGTATTTCAGACCTCCAAGTACCATACCACGATGTAGAAGCGGTGAACGCTATTGCAAAGTTCATCAAGGCATATCAACCTGACACCGTAGTATCTTGCGGAGACGAAATGGATATGCAGACTATCAGTAAATGGAGTAAGGGAACTGAGTTAGAGTTTGAGCGTTCTATCGGACGCGACAGAGACACTACTCGTCAGGTTCTTTATGACTTAACTGTTGAACACATGGTTCGTAGTAATCATACAGATAGATTATTTAATACAGTTGCTATGAGAGTGCCAGGATTACTTGGCTTGCCTGAATTGCAATTAGAAAACTTTTTAGGTCTTAAAGAATTAGAAATTGAATATCACAAAGACCCTTATGAACTAGCCCCTGGCTGGTTGTTAATGCATGGTGATGAAGGAAACGTACAGCCTACGGCTGGCGCTACTGCCCTTGGATTAGCCAAGCGCTCAGGCATGTCAGTAGTATGTGGACATACTCACCGCATGGGATTGACCCATCATACTCAAACATATCGTGGTGGTAAACCTAAAACTATTTGGGGACTAGAACTCGGTAACTTAATGAACTATGATAATGCTAAGTATATTAAGGCTGGCTTATTTACGTGGCAACAGGGCTTCGGTATCCTTCATGTTGATGGTAAGACAGTAGTTCCACAGTTAGTTCCTATCGTTAACAGGTCATTTACAGTAGAAGGAAAGACTTGGAAGTGGTGATGGATTGGGAACAAATTGAACCTTGGGATTACATAGTAGTCAGCGTTGCTGCCGAGTATCATAAGAGATACGACATGGTTGAACTAGAAGATATTAAACAAGAATTATATGAATGGTTTCTAGAGCATCCTAATAAGTTGGCTGAGTGGGAATCAATTGGTAAACGTGATGCTAAAAATCTTATCTATCGTTCACTTCGCAATCAAGCATTAGATTATTGTCAGAAGTGGAAGGCTAAGTCTATTGGCTATGAAATATCTGACTTATTCTATTACGAACCTGCTATGGTTGAAGCCTTGCTTCCATCCGTATTACGAGGTGAGTTCGGTGTGATGCCAGTATTAAACCTTGGGAAAACAGGACGACCACCAGCACCATCAGAGGGCGGTAACATGATGGCGATGATGGTCGAAATTAACTCAGCCTATAATAAATTATCTAAAGAAGATAAGGTCGTTCTCTTCTTTAAGTATGCTGAGTCCCTGGATTATGCTGCTATTGCTGCCGAGATGGAACTAGGTTCAGAAGATGCAGCGCGTATGCGCCACAACAGAGCCGTTAAGAAATTGATTACACGTATCGGTGGATTTAGACCGCACCTAGATAAAGATTCTCCCGAGAAAGTTCCCGAAATGCCAGATGAAGTTGTAAGCACCAACGATGATGCCGCCGATGACGATAGGCATGAGGAAACCCACTAAGTATTTCAACTTGGTAGGTCACGCTCCGCTGGGTCGACCCACGTCTCGGCGTAATGTTCATCCATAGATTGATTCTCTTTCTGTCTTGCTTGTCTTAAATGTTCTAATACCTGCCCGATGGTTATCAGATATCCTCTTGATGGGTTAGGCGGAATATTACACGCTATAGGTCTTCCAACGTCATATACCGCATCCATCAATCTCCACAATGGAATGATAACTGTGGAATCTTCTAACATGAATGCCCAATGCGTAGCCTTACTTACTCTAATGCCTGACGGCTTCCAAATACCCTCAGTTACATAATAGCATTCTGTTTCAATGTAGACGTTGCCAGTCTCAATCCAACGCCTGTCAGTTTTGACTTCGACAGTATCTAGAGAGAGCAAATCTGCGACCCTACTCTCACCTAGTTCACCTGCTCTAAGGTCTAAGTCCCAATTAGAATCTTTCAATCTATTCTGCCATTTCTTTTTCGTACATCGCTAGACTAAGTTCATCTAACTGTTCCTTGATTTGGTCGATAAGACCATCCCTGTACAATAGTTCTTCTTCTGTATAGACTTTTCCATCTTCATTTTCTTTATCATAATTGTATTCCATTTATCCTCCTGTTGAGTAAAAACCAGTCCCGTTAAACTTAACTGGCGGTGCGTAATATACCCGTTTCATCTCTGTATTACAGTTATCACAACGCGGTATAACTTCTTCTTCTGCCATGCTGCGCTCTACTGATACCATTTCGTTACCGAATGGGCATAGATACTCATACGTTGCCATGCGCTACCTCCGCATAGTTTGTGTCGGACGGCGTGTATGATTATCATACAGCCGTTGGCGTTGCTGTGCCACAGCCTCCTGAACACCGACATAGTTATCTAGAGATTGGCAAATCTTCTTAGCCAGTTCTCTGCCTTCCCACCTATTATAACCGAAGGTGGCAAGTTTGTCTATTACTTTCTGCACACGAGGTTCTTGCTGATATGCATCAGGCTTAAAGACCTGTAACTTACCATTTTTAACCCTTGTTATCATTAGTACCACCCATTCTTATGATGGAAGTTCAACGCTTGGCAAGGTGAGCCATAGCGGTATAAAATATAAGCAAATCCACGCTCAATTTGCCTTGTTGCTGGTGTTTTTGGGTCCATACCCAGTAGTTGCGGTATACCACCCGCATTCTTACCCATTACTTTTACTTTATTGTATGCTTCGGGTCTCCAATTGGATTCCTTCTTCCATAACTTATCTAAGCAGACGAATTGCTTGTCCGTCCATTCTAACATTACATCTCTTGCGTATGCTTTACTATCCTCAACACTCCACTTATGTGGTTGCTTAGGAGGTTCGTGACTTACATGTGTTATTCCAAACACCATAAATATTACTATGAACAACAGTAATAATTTCTTCATATTTTACCACCTTACTAGAGGTATCATCTTGTCGGCAAAGTCTAGAGCACGACCTAAATCTGTCTGCACTCCATAGTTTTCTCGTGACCTACCTAGTGTGGCGATACGTTCGCCAGCGAGTAATCCACCCCATATACCATGCGGTAGATTTTCTGATTTCATTCCTTCTTCTAAGCATCGCTCCTTTACGGGACAAGAATTACATTGTTCAATAGCATAGTTGATACTGTTCACCAACTCTGCACGCCTAGCATTGGAAGGTCGACCATTGTAATTTTCAGGGAACCAGTAATCTGCATTAGGGTCGTTAGTGCAGTTACCTACTAGCGGTTCAGTCTTCATGCATCTCGTCCCACATTCTATCAGGGTCATCTTCTATAATACAATCATCACCTGAATCATGATTAGATTCGCACTCATCACAGATAGCCGTTCCTAGTGCAACAGGGTCGCCGTCAAGCCACATTGGCTCACTCATCTTCGTCACCCCCGATAGATTCATCAGAGTCATCTTCAATCATTTCTACCCATATATCTTCTATAACACTATGATACAGATTATTCTGCCACTCAATGGCAGCCTTCGTCTCTGCATCATAATCATCTTGCGCTTCTAACTTGAACCTGAAAGTAACAGTAACAGTTGCATCATATTCTACATTATCATCCATTATATTTATCCTCCAGTATCGAATCTAATACATACTCAAACTCAGGTCTATCTGCCATTTCAGGTGCGCTAGTGTCCCAAGTTATTCTGTATCCTTCATTTTCATCCCAGTATAATCGTCCAGCAAATAACATACGAGCACCATTGACTAACTCAAAGTCTTTGACCCAGCCCGTCTCTCGTCGCATCCGTTGTTTGATGTTGAACGATTCATTCATCTCGCTAACTGTAACTTCACTCATGATAACTCCTCTAGTAGTAATCGTGCATCCGCTAGTTTCTTATCTGTATGATAATCATACGAGTTGCTTGATGTGAGTAGGTGGATATAATCCAACACCACATCACGAAGTTTTTCTTTGTCCACACTTACCCCCTGTTGTATGCTTTAGTATAAATAGGGATTACTTGTCCCCCTGATAGTTGTGCTAACCAATCTTGTGCTTCTTCCTTTGTGGAAAAACCACCATAGACGCATAAGCCGTCCCGATAAATCCCAACAGTTCCCCAGCCTTCTATTGGCTGTCCGTCATACCACTCTTTAGAAGTCGAAATGTTTGTCATAATACCACGCATTCTGAGGTTTGTGTTGGTCGCGCATCCACTTACTATCGGCTGGCGTGTAGCATAGGCAACTGTCGCCGTATGTTCCTACGCAGTCAAAGCAGGTGTAGCACATTTCGCAGTAGTAAGGGTTAGCATCCTCAAATGCTACCGCCCTACACGAAGGACATTCAAAGTCCTCCAGTATTTCCGTATCTGTATGATTATCATACGCCGTCGCCGACGCACTACTGGGCTTGATATAACTAGACCATGCAGATGCCTTGTATGTATCATTAGACCACCACATGCCTTCGTTATCCCAAAAGCCACTCGTTTCGTTGATGATGTAGCATTGTTCACCAGCACTAGGGTCAAGTGTAAGTATAGCAACCTTGCTACCACTAGCCCACTTGCTGATTATCTTCCATACATTGTCGTCATCAAGGGCTTTGACGCCACCAATAGTTGGAAGGGTATCCTCTGCAAAGATGCGTGTATCACTACGCTTATCTGTTGCATGGATTTCTATGTCGAGGATACCATTGTGCGCTAGATAGGTATCATCTCTACCACCAACCTTGAAAGGATGGCAGTTATCGTCATTCTTTACGCCATGCGTTGCATATCTAGCATGAAACATAGCATAACTATTCGGGTATTCTTTACGAACATCTAAGAACTCTTTGATAATTTTCTTAGCAGACATACCCTTGCCTGTGATAATCTTATCACCAGCAATTACTGCATAGCCGAAGCCATGCGGGTTATTACATGAAGCACACTCTAAATCTTTTTTACGAGGAGTAGAGTTGGGAGAGCATACGACCAATAAGCACATAATCTATCCTATCTGTATGATTATCATACGCTTTGTAGTTGATTAGCAACCTTTGCTAACCTAACATTTAGTTCGGGATACAGGACAGACTTGTCCCGTATGTATTGCATGAAGATGTCAGAATCTAACGCACCTTGTCGTATATCTCTGACCGATAAGCCTCTAGTATACTCAACGCTGGCGTGCGCTAAGTCTATAAAGGATTTTACTGTATCACCATTGACGCTACTCCTAAAGATACGCATCTCTAAGGTAGCATGGTTCTGCGTATTTACCGCAGAGTATCTGTCGCTGTTGCGAGAGTTCTCTAACTTATTCTTGAGGTTACGGCGTTGCGCCCATACTCTGTCGCCATCGTTATCGACTTCCTTCACATAGTCAGTATTAGCATCATCGAACTTAGCCCAACGACTAGATGAACGTCCTGCTATTGCTTCGTATAGTGTCTGATTATCATACACTAATCGTAAGAAGCGGTGCATGTGCGCACCACCAGTAAAGCCTGTGCGTGAGATATGAATATGTAAACCTGTGGTGGACGCATCCCACGCTTTTACTCTGATACCAGCCCTATTTCGTAAGGCTTCGAGAGTATCCCACAATTCTTTGGCTTCGTTCTTGTAGAAATCATGGGTCATAGGGTGCGTGACTATCTCAAAGCCACAGTTCAGAGAGCCATCACTTTTGAGATAGGCTAAATCATAACCTTCAAGTCTGCTCGCATACTCTGCGGATTCAGACCTGTTGCGGGATGCTTCTACTTCGATTTCTAGTCCGAAGAATAAGCGTTCTTCTTTGTCGGTGCTATGAAAGATAGGGTCAGGGCGGTAAGAGTAATCATGGATTACTCGCGCATCATCTCCACTATGGTCATCACATCCGTTGGTGTAGTAAGCATCACAATCTTCACAGAAGTAAGCGTTACTTATACAATTCTCACAGTAAGAACTATTTGTATCTTCTGTGTAATAACTAGAGCCTGTATGATACTCATTACAATCATCACAATAATTGGCGTGATTTTCCATACAACTCTCACACCACATCTCGCTTTGGTCTACGTAATACCATGAATCATGTTCCCAACCAGTATCATCACAATGCTCGCAAATCCTCTTACATTCCGAGCAACTTACGTCATCCGAATGTGAGATGTAATACGCATCATCTTCGCTAACCTCTGTAATACAACTAGCACAGGTTAGTTCAGGTGATACTTCGTCTGTATCCATAATCTATCCTCTCGATACTCTGTATGATTATCATACATGAGGTGGTGCTATTCAGTTATAGGTATAACCTTACACTAATGTCTTGCGTAAGTCAAGCATAGCATCAACAATTTTTGAGCGCAGACTTTCCACCTCAACAACAAGCACCTTGAAATCGTTGCGTCTGTGGATTTCCTGTTGCGCCCTCAATGCCATTCGAATCACTTCCACTTCACGTGGAGTGAGGTCGAGCAGTAGGTTTGTGTCGGCGCTCATTCGTCGTCCTCTTCCGAGCCATCTAGCCCAAAGTCTTCCATAACTGCCATTACGGCATCATCAAGGTCGGCTATGAGCAGTTCGATTTCGTCAGGGTTCATTGAGCGAACCATACCAGCAGTTACACTAGACTCCCATACGTTCTTCATTTCTTGCCCTTCTTACGGATAATCTTAGCGATACGCAAAACAACAACGATACCAACTACCAACAGGATAGTGCGCCAAAAGACATACACATCACCGAAGTAGGTTGTAAGGCTGATGCCCCACTTGCTAGCCTCTAGGTTGAACAGTTCCATTTCATTTCCTTTCACTAAGTTGCTGTATGATTATCATACAACGTGCCTATCACGAGAATCGAACTCGTGGCTATGCCCAGCATAGGCTACCAGATGGTATTACTCAGCCCACTCCGAGTATTCGTCATCTTCGCTTTCCAGTAAGATTTCATCGAGGGAGATGTCTATGCCATAGGCATCTTCTTCTAGTAGGATTTCTTCTAGTTCTTCGTCTGTGAAGATGTCGCGTGCAATCTCCATAGCCTCTAAATCTAGGTCGCTGTTGTGCATAGTCATACTCCAATCATGCATAGGTTTTTGCCCTGTCTAGGGCTTGGATACCTTTGAGGCGAATTACCTCTTTGGCTTTTACTTCATCCTCAATGTTCTTGAGGACTTCTGCTCGGATAGCACCACGCGCTTCTGCGATTAGTGCATCCATTTCGTCTAAGTTCATCATGCTATCCTTTCGTTAGAACCTGTATGATTATCATACAAGGCTTACTGCGTAGTGCAACCTTCATACTCTAAGAGTAATCTAGGCTCACCTAGAAGTCAAGTTCTACGAGAAACTATTTACTGTATGATTATCATACAAGCCAATAGATACGCTTTCCTAACCTCATAAGACTACTCTACTCTATCGCCAGCCATAAGGCAAGCATCACCAGCATTTATTTTCCCGTATGATTATCATACGAATCCCACTTTATCGCCATCCGATTCCCCTTAGATGCGCAACGCTGCGCAGCAAAAGTTTGTGTTGGTTTGTGTTGGGGCTTCCCCCCGCGTTCGGGCGTGTCGGATTTTGGGCATGAAAAAACCCCCACCGATTTCTCGGTGAGGGCGTTTTCGGGTCGGTCTAGTTTTTGACCATTGAGCGTTTTGCGATTGGCACTAACACCTCAAGCAACGCGGTGAGCGTTTGCAGGTCTGATGTTTTCATCTCCTTGAGATTTTTCAAGGTGCGAACCTCTAGCAGGGCTTGGCTCACTATGTTTTCAATAGATTTTGGCTTGATTTCTGCCTTAGCGTTGGTGCGGGATTTTGTTTGTGTTGGTGCGATTTTCTCAAGGTCTGCAACTGTGGCAACGCTTGAGATTGCACCCTCAGCACCCTCAGCGCCATGCTCGCGACCTACGCGCTCAGATAGTTTGAGCAGGTTTGCCACCGATTGACTTTCCGCATCTGAGATTTTTCCAACGATTTCTGAGAAAATTGGGAACCATTGAACATGGGATTTTCTGATTGTTGGTGCATTTCCGATTTTTGATGCCTCAGCGATTGAGGCTTGAACTGTGCGGATTGAGGTTTTTCCACCCTTGAGCATTTCTGCAATTTCCAAAACGAATTGGATTTCGCCATCATGGTTGATGAGGTTTGAGTAAGCGCTAACAATTTCTGCCATTGGAACTATCTCAGTTTTTTCAACCTTGATTTTTGCAGGTGTTGAATTGTTAGTTGTTTTCGCTGTTTTTGTAGTCATTTTTTGTTTTCCATTTCTTGTGGGTATTGGCTCCTTGTGAACCAATAAGATAATTGAACCATACTTTCGGGCAAAACAACACCATTTCGGGGATTTATTTTTATTTATTTTTCAGGCGTATGATAATCATACACTCAGGATTCTCTCAGGATTCTCTCAGGTCTATTCGAACACCTGTTCGATTGTTTGTGTTGGGCGACACGCCCGACCGCGTTGTTGGTTGTCCACAGATTTTGGGGTTGCTTGTGCATAACTTATCCACAGGGGCAAGAGTTATCCACAGGCTTGGGAGATAGTCCCATCACCAATAAATCGGCATAACTATTTATAGATTTATCGACAATTATCGCACCCCAGACTTGTTATTTTGCACCCCGCCCCCCTCTTATAGTCTCTGGTAAAAATTTTCTGTTATATTATGGGGGGCTATATATAGGGATAGACTTACTGCGATTTTTATATCATTTTACGCTCAACTAAAAGATATATTACCGAACTGTGTTCGGTTTTACCCGTTTGAACGGGTTATCTATAGTATATAAATACTATTACGGAGTCGCTCCGTTGAAGACTCCGCTCCTCCTATATATGATATATAATAATAAAAGTGCCATAATTCTGCCCGTTTACTGGGACCGTTAAATCGGCGTTATTAGGAGTTGAGATGGGACGCAAGCCAGGGGTACAATCTATCCCAAAAGACGAAGCACAGGCCAAAGTACTAGCCCTATTAGAGCAGGGGTCTACTATCACAGCGGCTATGGCAGCCGTCGGTCGTAACGACACCACCTTCCGTCAATGGTCTATGGTGGATGAAGATTTTAAGGAAAAAGCGGACAAAGCCCGCCTTGCGGGTAAAGGTATCAAAACGGACTTAGCAGAACTCAAGGATATCTCCTATGAGGATTTCTCTAAGCAGTTCCTAGATACCACACTTTTCGACCATCAGTTAAACTGGCTTGACCTCATCGAAGGTCGAGAACCAAGATGGCAACCCGCGGCTATGACTTACGAACCAGGAGACCCAAAGCGTGTCCTGATTAACGTGCCACCAGAGCATGCTAAGTCAACCACAATCACAACTAACTATGTTTTGCACCAGATAGTAACTAACCCCAACACCCGCGTTATCATTGTCTCTAAGACACAGGGTATGGCTCGTAAGTTTCTGGGGGCCATTAAAACTAGACTCTCACATCCAGGCTACATGAAACTGCAGACGGCTTTTGGCCCTAACGGTGGATATAAAGCAGATTCAACTCAATGGTCTGCCGACATGATTTACCTTGGCACTGGCCGAGACTCAGGCGAGAAAGACCCCACAGTCCAAGCCCTAGGATTTGGCTCCCAGATTTACGGTGCTCGTGCAGACCTAATCATCCTTGATGACGTGGTTATGGGTTCTAATGCCCACGAGTGGGAAAAGCAAATTGAGTGGCTACAGAAGGAAGTTATCACCCGTCTTGGACGGCATGGTAGACTTGTTATTGTAGGTACCCGTGTTTCACCAATTGACTTATACAAGATGATACGTTCAGGCGACCAATGGACAGGTGGCAAGTCTCCCTTTACTTACTGCGCTATGCCAGCAGTACTAGAGTTTGATGAAAACCCTGCTAACTGGAAAACCCTTTGGCCTGCAACTAACATTCAAGAGAATGATATAGATGAGGTTTTAGACAATGGACTTTTTCCCAAGTGGGATGGACCTTCTCTCTTTAAGCGCCGCTCTGAGGTCGCCCCGTCAGTGTGGGCTATGGTCTACCAACAAGAAGATGTCCAGTCCGACTCCATATTCTCGCCAACAACTGTTGCAGGATGTGTTAACGGTATGCGAAAGCGTGGACCGCTTAAACCAGGCACGCCAGGCCACCCAAGAGCAGTCGAAGGCGCCTACACAGTAATTGGTTTTGACCCAGCAGTAGCAGGACGTTCTGCCTTTGTAGCAGTAACTTACAATCGTGCTGATGGTCATATATATGTTTTAGATTGCGTCAATATGGTTGACCCTTCCCCTCAAAAGGAAAGAGCACTTATTGAAGAGTGGGTTGAGAAGTATCGACCACAAGAGTTCCGTGTAGAAATTAACGCCCACCAAAAGGCGTATTCTATGGATACGGACTTAAGAGATTTCCTTACTATGTGGGGTTGCCGATTAGAGCCTCACTTTACTGGTAAGAATAAATGGGACGTAGGTTTCGGTGTGGCTTCAATGTCACCATTGTTTGGTAGTGCTAAAGATGGGCGCTTCTTAGATAATGGCATGATTGAGATTCCTAGCAACGAAGGTTCAGAAGGACTCAAGTCCCTGGTCCAGCAGTTGATTACTTGGAAGCCTGACACCAAGAACCCAACTGACTGTGTAATGGCTCTATGGTTTGCGGTTATCCGTGTACGTGAGTTAATGCAAATATCTAGCAAGGTTGGACAATACCAAACCAATCGATGGGCAACACGCTCTCAGCGAGCAGCACGAACTTCACTCAATTTAGACGAAGCCTTTGCAGAGCAATGGGCAGAGAACTACGGATAGGAAACCAATGGCATTATCAATGGAACAGGTTATAGCAAGAGTTGACGCTCTGCGCTACCGTAACCTTGAACGTGACTCACGCAACCAAGATGTTCTTGCCGTACGTAAAGGTAAAATCTCAGA